CGCCTTATGAAGTTACGGTAGAAGGGCTGAATAATTTTAGAGACAATATTTTATTGGTTGATTATCGCGATTTAGTATATTCGCCAAACAAGACACTGACAAAAATTTATGATTTTTGCGAGATTGAAAATTTTGAACACAAATGGAATGGAATTGAGAACCGTTGTGCTGAAGCGAAAGATGAGGCATGGGGACTTAAAAACCTACATACAATTAGACCTACACTGAAGATGCAAAGCATGAATCCTCTGGCATATTTACCAAAAGAAGCTGTTGAGTATTTCAATAAGCAAAATATTATTTAGATAATAAAGTTACGTCAGCCATAAATAATTTTATGGCTGACGTAATTGGTACATGTAGCATAACTTGTGTTGTCTCCGCGAAATCATTAGTTCCTATAGTGACAACATCTACAAGTATTGCCATAGCACAGGATGACGATCCTTATATTGTCGCATATCCTTGGAGTTCTGGTAGCGGATTTGGCACTCAATATTCAAATCCTGTAACTCGACCAACTGGAAGTAGTTATGGTGTTGCATTTAGAACTGATGCCATTGCTGTCGCACATGCCACTTCACCTTTTGTTACCACCTATCCTTGGAATTCTGGATTTGGTGTTAAATATGCTGATCCAGATGGATCATTTTTGAACACCAGTTATGTCGCTGCATTTAGTTCTGGGGACATTGCCGTGGGGCATAGTACTTCTCCTTATGTTTCTGCATGGCCTTGGAATTCTGGATTTGGAACTAAGTATTCTGATCCAGCCACTTTGCCAACAGGTGGCGTTTATGGTGTTGCATTTAATTCTACCTCTAATGTTATCGCTGTTGGGTATAATGGTTCTCCTTATGTTTCAGCATATCCTTGGAGTTCTGGATTTGGCGTTAAATATGCTAATCCTGTGGGTTTTTCAGGCAACACTCCGCTAAGCGTTGCATTTAGCAATAGCGATATTGCTATAGCACATGCTTCCACTCCATACCTTACAGCATATCCTTGGAATTCAGGGTTTGGAACTAAATATACAAGCCCAGGTAGTCTCTACATGCAAGGGAATGGTGTAGCGTTTAATTCAACTTCTACTGCCATTGTTTTTATAGACAGCTCTGCGACTCCAATTTTTGCAGCTTACCCGTGGAGTTCTGGTTTCGGAGTTAAATATACGAACCCAGGAACTATGCCTGTGGGATATGGTAAAGGTGTCTCTTTTGGACAAAAAGATGTTGCTGCTGCGCATTGGTTTTCTCCTTTTGTTTCTACATATCCTTGGAATTCGGGATTCGGTGTCAAATATGCCGACCCATCAGGCGGCGCTCTAATGCACGCAAGGGGTGTTAGTTATTATAATATTACTACTGGTGGCGGATTAGCCAATGGTTTAACAAGTGGTGTAACCCATAATGCATCAAGCAATATAATTTGTTCTTCAACCATAACCCCCAATGGATTTAAATGTCGCGCTGGAATAAGCAGAGCAAATAATGTTGCAACTGTAACAGCCACAGGGAATGTAATTCATAAAGCAAAAAGTAATATCACTTGTATTGCAACTAGAACATCTGTAGGGAAAGCAACTCGCAATGCGGCAAGCAGCATAAATTGTGTTTCAACTGTTGCAACTTCAACAAGTGTAACAAGTTCTACTGCAATTGCTGTTGTTGCCTACGGTAGTAGTGATTCTCCTTTTATTTGGGCATATCCTTGGAGTTCTGGGTTTGGAACTAAGTATTCTGATCCAGAAATTGTGCCAACAGCAGGTTATGGTGTTACATTTGGTTCTAGCGATATTGCGGTTGCACAAAGAAATACTCCTTATGTTTCAGCGTATCCTTGGAGTTCAGGATTTGGTACTAAATATACCAATCCATTATCTTTGCCAACTAATAATGGTTATGCTGTTGCATTTAATTCTACCCGCAGCAGTATTGCTGTTACGCATCTTAGTTCTCCTTGTATTTCAGCATATCCTTGGAGTGCAGGATTTGGAGTTAAATATTCAGCCCCAGGCGGCGCACTTTCGAGTAGGAGTGAAGGTGTTGCATTTAGTGCTAATGATATTGTTTTTGGAGAGCATTCTCCTCCTTATATTTATGCATATCCTTGGAATCCAGGATTTGGGACTAAATATTCCAATCCTGGGACTTTACCAGTAGGGATTGGTTACGGTGTTGCATTTAATTCTACTTCTAGCGATATTGCGGTTGCACATAGTAATTCGCCTTTTATTTCAGCGTATCCTTGGAGTTCTGGATTTGGTGTTAAATATACTAATCCAGGTACTTTGCCGACAGGATATGGTTGGGAAGTTGCATTTGATTATACTTCTACTTCTATTGCTGTTGCACATAGTAATTCGCCTTTTATTTCAGCATACCCTTGGAATGCTGGATTTGGAGTTAAATACACAAATCCAGTAACCTTGCCAGCAGGCAATGGTTCAGGTGTTGCATTTGGCTTTAGCGATGTTGCTGTTTCGCATTATGCCACTCCTTGGATTACGACATATCCCTGGAATGCAGGATTTGGAGTTAAATATGCCAATCCAAATTCCTTACCTAATCTAACGTGGAACGAAGCAAATGGAGTTTCTTATTTAACGACTACATCTAAAGTATTAGGAGTTGGTGTTACTAGTGTTACAACGCATAAAGCAATAAGTAGTTCTGCTTGTTCTTCAACTGTTACAGCCACAGGGAAAGTAACATATAAAGCAATAAGTAGTTCTGCTTGTTCTTCAACTGTTACAGCCACAGGAGAAATAATTCGTAATGCCGTAAGCAATCTTGCTTGTTCTTCAACTGTTACAGCCACAGGAGAAATAATTCGTAATGCCGTAAGCAATCTTGCTTGTTCTTCAACTGTTACAGCCACAGGAAAAGTAATTCATAATGCCGTAAGCAATATAGCTGGTATTACATGTTCTTTGAACGCTGGTGAGACAAGTTATATTGTTCAAAGCAATCTTAGTTGTTCTTCAACTATTACAGCCATAGGAAAAATAATTTATAATGCCTCAGCAAATATTACTCATAATTCGACTGTAGAGGCCGTGGGAGAAATAACTCGCAATGGCAAAAGCGATATCATATGTATCACAACTGTAACTGTTTTAACATTAGTAGCAAATATTACTAAACACAATTCTTTCTTAGGACCGTCTGAAAGTAATACCGCATTATTCAAATTACAACAACTAAGACACGGATATGATTCTTCAAAATATCCATTGGATAGATTAACTTTCAATTACCCGAAATAAAAGGGAAACTAACGCCCAACCGCTAGTTTCCCCAAAAGGCATCCAATGGATACCGATATTACGCACCTTCTTTAACAAATGCTTTCAATGGCAAACGTGTCAACGTCAGTTCCCCATGCAACTGAACAGGCACTCGCTTACGCAATCTTCGCCCACATTGCCCGATACGGGCAACCTTCGCTCGCGTGTAGCTCTTAACTGGCGCATTCTTATAAGATCGCAGAATTGAACCTTCTCGTAATTCGTAACCACGAATGAATCGGGAGTTCGATTCGATGACCAATATAGTTCTGCGGATGGGGTGGGAATGGCTGCCCTTGTAATAAAACTTCGCTAAAGGCAGATTCCTAACAAACTCATACTCGTTCTTTCTTAACATGCTTCACTCCTTTTTATCTTTGGTAGCACATTCCATATTTTAAACAATTTGCTCTCATTGTCAATTCTTTTTCTTAAATTTTCCTATATATTTAAGAGGTAAGCACATGTACAATTTAAAAATACCAAAAGAATCAGTAAAAATCCCAAAGGTCAAGTTTCAAAAAGTCACTGGCAAGAAGGGATTTTACAACAAATTCAAGACTCTGGCAGAAGTGGTAGCAACCGATGAATACAAGGATGTATATTCTCAATTTTACGATTTTACACCAGAAGAACTAGAAATCAAAATTAATCCTGATGAGAATTTAGAAGCCTATGATGCTAGGAACAATCCTGGCGGCATTTCGGAAGAAAGGCAATTAGAAGAATGGACCAAATGTGCCGAGAACTTTTTCTACTTCTGCCATCGTTACGTTAAGATTTTCCACCCTACTGACGGCTTGTTAAGATGCGTTCTTTACAAATATCAACGTCAAGTAATTGAAATTTTTGAAACCAATAGATTTGCTATCACTTCTAAGTTCCGTCAAGGCGGTTTAACTACCATCGCTGTGCTCTGGGCGTTGTGGAAGTGCATGTTTGACGAAGATCGTCAAATTATGGTACTTTCCAAGACTGACCGTGAAGCCATGTACGCGGGCGAAATCTGCAAACGCGCTCTTGACCACTTTCCAACTTGGTTAAAACCAACAATGGAAACTGAGAGCAAGCACGAAAAGATTTTCAAAGAAACAGGTTCAGGTTTAAGATTCTACACACCTGAAGCCGCGCGTGGTAAATCTGTGACATTCATCATCATTGATGAAGCTGCGTTTATCAAAGATATGGATACACAATGGCAAGCTATGTATCCCACCATTGCTACAGGTGGTAACTGCTACGTTATTTCTACCGTTAATGGTATTGGTAACTGGTATGAAGAAACATATCACAAAGCGGAAGCTGGCAAAAATGAATTTCAAATTATTGACCTAGATTATTGGTTGCACCCAGATTATTGCAACCCTGAATGGGTCCGTAAATCCCGTCGTAACATGGGAGAGAAAGCATGGAAGCAAGAAGTTTTAAGAGACTTCCTCGGATCAGGTGAAACGTACATACCATCTCACATTCTCAAAGAATTAGCTGAGCGGACTAGAGATCGTGAACCACTACACGTCATGTTCGAAAAATACGCAAACAAACAAGCTAATATTGATGAAACTAAGGAAAACTGGGAATCGGGCGCTTTATGGATTTGGCAAGAACCAAAAGAAGGTACGAATACATTATCGGCGTAGATTCTGCCGAAGGTGTGGGAGAGGACGGTGATAATAGTGCTTTTCAAGTTCTAAATATGCAAACAATGGAACAAGTTGCAGAATTTACCAGCAATCGTGTGCCGCCCAATTTGTTTGCGAATGTTATTCAACAAATTGGTATTTTGTATAACAATGCTTTGGTCGTAGTTGAAAATAATAGTATTGGAAGTGCTGTTGCCAGCAATTTGTTTTTAACGCTTGGATATGACAATTTGTATCATGAATCAAAACGATCATCTGAAGGGAAGCCAGGAATTAAGGTGTCTAGTGCCAACAGACCAATATTTTTAGAAGCTCTACAAAACAGATTAATCAATGGTACTATTATAATCAACAGTAGACGAATTGTTTCTGAGTTGAACACGTTTGTTTATGACCGTCAAAAGAAACGGGCCGAGGCTCGCAAAGGTCGGCACGATGATTTGATAATGTCTTTATGTATAGGAATTTATATTAGAGATCAGTTGATGCATGATGTGCCAATTGGTTCTCAGATTCCAGAAGAAATGACTAAGATAAACTCAGAATTCTTTGAAGAAATTAGACAAGAGATATTAAGAAGTATGCCTAGAGACGAATTCAGCAAGGAATCAGATGTTGATCCTTTCTATTTTGAAGAAAAAGATGAAGAAGGAAATTGGTATAACTTCTATCGTCGTCAAGACAAGCTCTTAAGAGAATTTGGATGGTAACATGAATATAAGAGAATCTTTAGACAGTTTTGTTAAATCGCTCCCTGCAACCAGGGAATTTGCCGATATGCGGTATTATTTACTTAAAGCGATTAATGAATCTGAGAAGATAGATAAAAATAGAGATCGCAAATCCAAACAAGAAGCAGCACATCAAGCCATTGCTCAGCAATGGAAGTTCAACGCGGAAAAAGGCATGGTTATGAATCCGTTCACAGAACGAACTCAATTAGTAAATGCCTTGTCGGCTATTGATGAAATGATTAATGCTGAAATATTAAAGATAGAACAATTGAAAGTAAAACCACAGAAACAACAAAAGCCAGATCAAGCAGACAATGATATGATTACAGATTAGACA